CTTTTTTAGCGAGATTGGCTTCAACCTGAGCAAACTGAGCCTGTAGAGCAGCGGTCTTTTGAACCCACTCCATCTCAGTAATGCTAAAAGCCTTTTCAGCCGCAGCTACTTTCTCAGCTTGAGCTTTCTTGGCGTCTTCGATCTCAGCCAGAGCTTTTTCTTTTTGCTGCATGGCTTGCTCCATCTCGGAATTAACCGAAGACAGACGCTTGTCAGCTTCTTCAAAGGCTTTGGCGATCTTCTTATCAGCTTCGTCAATCTCGACTTGCTTGATACGCAGTTCTCGCTCTACGTCAGCTTTCTTAGCGGTAGCCTCCAAAACCGCAGGGATGGCCTCAAGGACCGGACCCCACAAGTCTTGGAATTTACGCAGTGCATTAGTATCAATAGGCATTATCAAGCTCCCGGCATACCGGCTTGGATCACGGTCATAGCGAGCGATCCCGACGTAATAGTAACGGCATTCAAACGTACAGCCGTTACAGGCGACGAAATCGTACCGTCCTTAGATGTGGCCGTAGCAAGCGGGAATGCAGACATAACGAACCACCCAGCCGTGGAGGGATTAAACGTGCTGGAGAAAACGTCGTCGTAGGTGTATTCCACCGAATAATCAACGGTACCCGTCTTCGTGACGCCAATCCCCACGCTAAAGGGGGCGCGGTAAGTATCCAGAATAACCGGGGCCGAAACCCCGGCGGCAGTTAACGTAACTCTAACTGGGCGCATCTCAGCCCCCTAATCAGACGTTGTTAAAAGCAGGAGCTTGCGAACCGTCAGCGTTGCGCTGGATATACTCAACCGTGACGACAACTGCACCAGCCGTAGGATTGCCGGTAGCCGCAGTGAACGTACCGGTGATGGTCACATCCGTGGTACCAATGTTATTGGTAGCCGACGACACCAGCGCAGCGTCCAAAGTAGCTCGTGGGGTTTGTGCGGTGGTCAGACCAATATCAATTGTGGTCTGAAAGGCATTTGCCGTACCCGATTTACCAAAAGTGGTATTCACCGCCGAAACGCTGCCACCGCTAATTGCCGTGGTTTTTTCAACCGTAAAACGGATAATCTTAGAGCCAGCGGGCAGTGTGAAAAGGTTTTGAGCGGTGGGCGTACCGGTCATCACACCAAAAGCCACGTTTGCTGACTGAGCAAGAGTAATCAACCCAGTGTTTTGCGTGGTGACATCCCCGTAGCGGACGGTGCCCGAGCGAACCGGACCCGAAAAAGTAGCCATCGACATAATAGTTTCCCTTATTTGCGCCCATCATCTCAAGGGAGAAGTCTGCCAAGCCAGTTGATGAGCAGGTGATCTTGGTTATTTAGAAACTAACACAGAAGGCGGTGGGGGTCAACGTACTTGAAGCTGTAGCCAATCAATTTTCCCTTGCTGATCGGTTTACCCGAAGCAAGTGCCCGCCGTAGTGTTGGCATTTTGATTTGATACTTGAGAAGTACCGCCGTCAAACTCGGAAAAAGCTCACCGGTGGGCATCACAAACACAGCTTTCGCCATTTTTAGCTTGGCCTCCTCCGTATGTTTGCGCCCCTTCCAGTGCATGTGGCTGCGCCCGGCTTCAATATTGGCGTGAATCTTGGCCCGCCCTTCCTCCGACACTTTACGCCCCGGCGCTTTTGGCTTACCGCGTTGCGTGGCTCCGATCTTTTCACGGATTTCGGGAGCAACGGTTTGGCCGTACCGGTAATGATTTTCCCCCGCGTGTTTTCCTTTGCGCGCGGTGCTTATATTTTGCTTCGCTTGATCTGAAAGGATCACTCCGAGCCGAGGAGAATAGGCATCGGTATTTACGTTGTAGCAGTCTGGCTGGCCTACGCACTTCATCAGATAAGTATTCTCAATATCAAATGTTGCGCGGTCTGGCGGTACATCTTCAACAACTTCGAACACAAACATATCGCCGCCATACTTGTCCCACGCAGCTTGCAGTCGTGGATTTTTGTGTACACCACGCTTGAGATCGTACTTGTGCTGCCACTCGCGGCGGGCGAAAGACTCGGCACTTCCGATGTAATAACCCCCGGTTGCCATGTTGGTGATACGGTAGATAACAGCCACGTTATAAGTCCAAGGAAAGTTACGATAAGACGAACTCTATCACTCCTTTGGGTTGTAACACAAGCTCCAACAAAAAGGGGGCCGAAGCCCCCTCCAAACCCTTGATTTACAAGGACTTTTAGTTCGAACCGGGCGAACCCCAGATACCGAGAGGATCAGACCAGCCGAACGAATACCTTTCGCGGGCTTTGTAACGGACGTTGCCGGTATCGAAGTCACCATCCATTCCAGTAGACATCGGAGTACGAACGAAGTGCTTCAGACCGTTAGGAACGTCAGTCATCAGGAACCAAGCGTTGTTGTCGGTCAGGAAGTGGTTAACAGTGTGGCCTTCCGGAATCGAACCCATTGCCTTGAGGGCGTTGATGTCGTTATCGGTAGTACCAACACGCAGTTCCGTATCCAACAGACGCTTTGCAACAAACATCAGTGCGGGCGGGATAATCAGCTTACGCGGTTTAGCAGCGATCAGCAGACCACGCTCATCAGTCCAAGCAGCGATCTGAATAACAGCAGCTTCAAGCGAAGTCTCATTCAGGTCAGCGCCGGTGAAGGGCCGATTCTGATTCCAGCCGCCGTTAACCAGCGGGTGACCGGTCGAAGCCGAAGTACCAGCGAACAGCGTAGCGTTATCGCCGCCAACAAAACCAGCGGTGAAACCGTTGTTCAGAACCGAAGCAGCTTTGACTTGCTTGGTATACGACATGCCGCGAGCCAGAGCCTTGGTATAACGAGCCGACAGCGAGTCATACAGGTTATCTTCGACAGCTTCTTCAGTCAGCGCGAAACCCATTGCAATGGTTTCGTGGGTATAACGAGCAACCCATGCTTCTTGTGCGGTGTCGTACTGGATGGCGGAGCCTTCGGATTTCACCGGGGCCTGACCAAAACCAGACAGCTTGGTTTCTTCTTCGAAAGAACGCTCCGACGATTCGACTTCATAAATTTCTTTATGCTCTTCGCCGTAACGTGCGTACTCCAAACCAAACAGAGCGTTAAGCCCGGGCAGGAGTTCCTTGAGTAGTTGGGAACGTGAGATTGCCATTTTAGATTACTCCTTAGACGCCGAGCGAGTTGTAGTAGGAATGCACGCCGACGTTAAACTTGACGATGAACTCCGGATAGGCGTCGAATTGCGTACCCTGTACAACATCAACAATACGCATCGCCAGAGTAGCCGTAGCAGCAATATTTCCGCCGTTAGCGCCAGTATCCAGCACCATGCCCGAGTTACCGGTAGCGGTTGAGCCAGAAGTGAAGGTAGCCAAAGGAGCGTTCTTGCCGATAACACCACGCCATCCCGAACCGGCGGTACCCGAGTTGAAGGTACCAAGAGCCGCATTGCCTTGAATCTGGAACAGAGCGTCCGGATCATCCATCACACGGATAAACACATCCGTGTAGCCGCCAGTAATTGCAGCACCGGGGAGGTACTGACCAAACATCTGCTGCTTGACAGGGCTGGGCAACACATAACGGGTACCAACGCACACACCCATGATACCGGCGGTAGCATCAGCCGAAGTCGCGGGAATCTTAACAGCGACCGGGGTAGCCGAAATCGGAGCCGGTTGACCAGCCGAACTCAGCGCAATGATGTCGCCGTTGAAGAAACCAGAAGCGGTGTTAACTGAGAGACTGTACTCCCGAATAACGCCACCGTTATAAGACTGACCGCCGATCAGGTTTAGCGGGCGCAGTCCGTAAGGAGAAGCGATTGCAGCCATTTAGGCCTCCATAAGATTAAGATTTAGATGAACCTGTACCGAATGAGCCACGCGAGACTTCAGATTTGTGGTCTTTGAACAGCGGCATACGCGGGTCGTTTTCACGGAAGAGCGTATTGTTGACCGAATCCATCTGAGCTTGCGCTTGCTTACGGTAGTAAGCCTCGCGTTGATCCATAAACTCTTGCGGAGCTTTACAAAGGATCAAACCGCCAATTTCAATATTCCCTGCGGGTGACGGAGTAACCATCATTTCAGGGTGATCTTCCGCCCGGACCGGCTCCCAGCCTTCACGCATCTTCCCAGACATATTAGTCGGGTCAGCTTGACCAAGAATGCTGTGACGAATCCAACGGAAAACATATCCGGGTTGCGGGGCCGGGTCAGGGAGAGTAGCGGCCGGTTGCCACTGACGAATCTTACGCTCGCGGGTATCCGCATCACGATTTGTAAGTCCACGTTCAGTACGATTTTCAGCCATTATTTTTCCCCATTTCTTCAGCAACTTTCTTCGCGTAGAGTTCCAAAGGAACACCGAGTCGTTTAGCAAGAGCAACCTGCGTTTGCGTCAGCACGATTTTCTTGGGCGCTGTGCTTCGCGTAGCTGG